CTCACCGGCATCTTTTTTTTGGCTTTAGATTAATCAAAAATCGGCGGTTTGATTAAATCGCCAAAGCTGGGCATGGTGCGCGCAAACCCGCGCTTTTGCGGGCATTTGGGGGCCGCCGGCCGCGTAACGTCACAATAACGTTAGCGTCACGTTACTGTAACGTTACAGCGCGGTGGGCGGCGGTTATAGTCGGGTTAGCTTAGGAGCTTGCCCAATGCCCAGCGGTGGACGCCGGCCGGGGGCCGGACGCAAAGCCGGCGCCAAGTCGCGCCCCAAACCCGAACTGGAACGCGAGCGCGCTTTTGCCGCCATGCGCAAGCAAGCAGCCCAGGCCCGGCGCCAGGCGCGCGACGACGCCGCCCAGGCCCGCCAGGCCAAGCGCACGGCCAAAGCGCAAACCGTTGCCGTGCAAATCCTGGCGCCTTTGGACACGCCCGGGCCGCCGGCTGGCCTGGGCCCGTTGCGGTTTTTAGAGGCGTTGATGGACGACCCCAGCTTGCCCATTGGTTTCCGTAAAGATTGCGCAGCCACCGCCCTGCCCTACCGCGCCGCCAAACCGTTGCTGGGGCTTAAGGAGCAAAGGCGCGAGGCGGCGTGGCTGGACGGCGACGACGACGACGACGACGGCCTTGCCAGGGCGCTTAGGAACTAATGCCGGCGCCCTGGCAAACGGCGGTGCCCGATTGGGCGGACAGGATACGCGCCCGCCGCAGCTTGTTGCCCGCATGCCCCTGGTGGCAGGCGCAAGCCGACAAGGCCCAGGCGGTTTTTGGCGGCCTACGCTTGCCCGACGTCCCCGGGCAACCGGCGTTGCGCGACGCGGCCGGCCCCTGGCAACGCGATTTGGTGCAAGCGATATTTGGCAGCTGGGACGACGCGGCCGGCATGCGCCGGATACGCGAATTTGGCGTCATGGTGCCCAAAAAAAACAGCAAAACCACGGCCGGCGCCGCCGTCATGCTGACGGCCATGCTGCTATCGCCAAGGCCGCGTGCCGAGTTTTTAATCGTCGCGCCGACGCAAGAGATTAGCGACGTGTCGTTTGCCCAGGCCTTGGGCATGGTGGATTTGTCGGGCACCTTGCGCCGCCGCTGCCACGTCCAATTGGGCCACAAAAAAATCACCGACAGGCGCACGGGCTGTTTTTTGAAAGTCAAGTCTTTTAGCCCCGACGTGCTGACGGGCAGCAAGCCGGCCGGCACGCTGTTGGACGAAATCCACGTGATTGCCGACAAACCCAACGCCGACAGGGTGATTGGCCAGCTTAGGGGCGGCATGCTGTCGCAACCGGAGGCGTTTTTGCTGTTTATCACGACGCAAAGCGAACGCCCGCCGTCGGGCGTTTTTTTGGCCGAATTGCGCAAGTGGCGGGCGGTGCGCGACGGCCAGATTGCGGCCGCCATATTGCCGATGTTGTACGAAATGCCGCGCGGCGCCGATTGGCGCGACGCCAGCTTGTGGCCGTGCGTCAATCCCAACCTGGGGTTTTCAATCCATGCCGGCCGCTTGGCCGAAGACTACGCGCTGGCCGACGCGGCCGGGATTGAGGAATTGTCGCGCTGGGCGTCGCAACACCTTAACGTCGAGATTGGCGTGGCGCTGCAATCGGACGGCTGGGCCGGCGCCGCCTATTGGGAGGCCCAGGCGCGGCATTTGCCGTTGGATATGGTGCTAGGCCTTAGCGACGTGCTGACGGTGGGGATTGACGGCGGCGGCCTGGACGATTTGCTTGGCCTGGCCGTGCTGGGGCGCGAAGCCACTACCGGCGATTGGCTGTTGTGGTCGCACGCCTGGGCGCACCCGATAGCCCTGGCCCGGCATAAGCAAATCGCCGCGCGGCTGGGGGATTTTGCCCAGGATAGCGAACTGACGATTGTTGACGAAATCGGCCAGGACGTGGCGCAAGTCGCGGCCTTGTGCGGCCGGGTTTACGACACTGGCAAGCTGGATAAGGTGGGCGTCGACCCCGTCGGGATTGGCGCAATCTTGGACGCGCTGGCCGAATACGGGATCGACGACAAGCACGTTTTGGGTATCCCCCAGGGCTGGCGCCTGTCGGGCGCAATCAAAACCACCGAACGCCGGCTGGCCGCCGGCACGCTGCACCACGGCGGCGCCCGGCTTATGGCCTGGGCGTGCGGCAACGCCCGCGTTGAGCCCCGGGGCAACGCCGTCACGATTACCAAGCAAAACGCCGGCACGTGCAAAATCGACCCGCTGGTGGCATTGTTTGACGCCGCCGCGTTGATGGCGCTGAACCCGGCGCCGCGCCTGGCCATAGACGATTGGATAGGCTGACAATGGACGACACCATGACCGTAAGCGACGCGCTGCTAATCGTTTTGCGCGGCATGCGCGACGCCGAGTGGAAAACGTGGAACCTGGCAATGTGCCTGGCCGCCGCCGCGATTGTCGACAGACACACCGACGACGCCGTTGCCCGCGCCGTCGCGCGCGCGCGGGCCAATGACGGTTGACAACTACTAATTAACCGAATCACGCTGCTGTTACCGCATGGCCTGTATTGAGTCGCATGCGGCAACAACAGGAAGGCAAATCCTATGCCCCGTACCCCTAACGCGAGGGACGAATCCCTCGTCACCCAAATACATGTGCCCGAATTGCAACATAGTATGATTAAGTTGCGCATTGTCGGCACGACGCCGATGTTTATGAATCGCATGACGGCCAAGGCCAAGCGCACGCTATTAGTCGGCGGGCGCAAGAAAACGCAAGTGGAACGCGCCGAAATTAAGCACAACCCTTTGGACGAATACCGCGACAGTGCCGAAATCTTGCGCGACCAAACCGCGCCCACGGCGCTGGGTTTGCGGCTTGTCGCGTTTAAGGCGGCTATGTGCACGGCGGCAATCGAAACCGCCGGGATTACCAAAACGTCGGCACAACGCTTGCTGTTTTTGCCGGGCGAAGTCACGCCGCTTTACGGCGTGCCGTTAATCCGGCTGGACACCGTGCGCAGTGCCGACATTAACCGCACGCCCGACGTGCGCGCCCGCGCCTATCTGCCCCGCTGGGGGGCGGAAATCGAAGTACACGCTGTCGTGCCGCAATTGCCCGTAACCGCCGTCGTTACCCTGGCCGTCAACGCCGGCTTGCTGATTGGCCTGGGGGATTTCCGCCAGGAAAAGGGCAAGGGCAATTTTGGCCTGTTCCGCGTGATTGCCGGCACCAAACCCGATGCGGAATGGGACGAACTGGTGGCCGCGCACGGACGCGAGGCGCAATTGGACGCGTTGGCCGTCCCCAGCCCGGCCGACGCCGACACCGCCGAATTGCTGGAATTTGTCGAGTCCGAACAACGGCGGCGGGCGGCATGATTACCCGCCAGCAACGCGCGGCGATTGTCCGCGACTTTGCCGCCGCGCATGGGGGCATTTACGACGCCAAGGCGTTTGTTGCCCACGTCGCAAAAACCGGGCCGACACACCCGGCCTATGCCTGGTTTGAATGGGACGACGACGAGGCCGCCTATCAGTACCGCGTTTGGCAAGCGCGGTGCTTTGGCAACGACTTGGAAATTGCGTTCCGTATCAGGACGGTGGACCACGGCGAAATCGAGGTTGTCACCAAAACCGGGCCGCTGGTGCACGCGCCGCTGGATTGGCGCGACAGCGGCGGCGGCTATCGGCTGACGGACTTAACCAACCCCGCGCACGTTGTCGAAATGTGCGCCCAGGGCGCGCGCGCCTTGGAACGCATTATCGAACGCTACGGGGCGGTGCTGGCCTTGCGCGGGATTGACCCCGACGCCACCGCCTTGCCGCTGGCGCGGATTATCGACAGGCTGGACATTGTGCCCGCGCGCGTGCCCGAACCGGCCTAAACGATATGTCCGGGCGTCCCTGGACACGCCCGGGCGGCCCACGCGCGCCGCGTGGGTATCTGGCGCGGCCGGGGGACAGGTACCCCGGCCGCGCCTTTTTATGGGTGCGGGGCAGGGCCCGGCGTGGCGCGGCGGGCATGGTCGGTTCGGCGTGGCGCGGCCAGGCTTGGCATGGCATGGCGGGCTAGGCTTGGCGCGGCGTGGCCAGGCAAGGCCTGGCGGGCGCGGCGCGGTTTGGCGCGGCTGGGCACGGCAAGGCTAGGTTTGGCGGGCACGGCAGGGCTAGGTTTGGCGGGCACGGCGGGGCCCGGCCCGGCCCGGCGCGGCGGGGCGCGGCAAGGCCCGGCCTGGCCCGGCGCGGCACGGTTGCGACGGGCGAGGCAAGGCTAGGCTAGGCACGGCGCGGCGGGCGCGGCGCGGTTTGGCACGGCGGGGCCAGGCCCGGCCTGGTACGGCGGGCGTGGCCTGGTTAACCCTGGCGCGGCCTGGCGAGACGAGGCGGCAAGGGCGACACGCGGCGGCCCCGGCCCGGTTGGACTTGGCAAGGCAAGCCAAGGCGCGGCGGGCGCGGCGGGGCTGGGCGGGGCACGGCCCGGCATGGCCCGGCCAGGCACGGCGGGTTTGGCAAGGCTTGGCCCGGTTGGGCACGGCAAGGCGGGGCATGGCTGGCGGGGCCAGGACTGGCACGGCAAGGCAGGGCGCGGCATGGCTTGGCGGGCGACGCATGGCGCGGCGCGGCTGGGTTTGGCGGGGCGTGGCAAGGCACGGCGGGCCTGGCGTGGCGCGGCGAGGCTTGGCTCGGCACGGCGCGGCTTGGCCGGGCACGGCGGCCCTGGCGTGGCACGGCTTGGCGTGGCGCGGCGAGGCTTGGCACGGCGCGGCGCGGCTTGGCGGGCGCGGCACGGCCCGGCGGTGTTCGGCACGGCCCGGCGTGGCATGGCGTGGCTTGGCTGGTGCGGCCCGGCGGGGCTGGGCGGGGCCCGGCTTGGTGAGGCAACGCATGGCATGGCTGGCGGGGCCAGGACTGGCCCGGCTGGGTTCGGTACGGCGCGGCTGGGCGCGGCACGGCACGGCGGGCGCGGCGCGGCTGGGTTTGGCAAGGTAGGGCTTGGCGCGGCGGGGCAAGGCATGGCACGGCGGCCGGGGCATGGCTGGGCGCGGCAAGGCAAGGCCCGGCATGGCGGGGCGCGGCGGGCTTGGCCCGGCCTGGCCCGGCGTGGCGAGGCTTGGCTTGGCGCGGCCCGGCCTGGCGGGCGAGGCTTGGTGCGGCGCGGCCAGGCGCGGCCTGGCATGGCCCGGCACGGCGGACTGGCAAGCCAGGGCCACGCCGGGCAAGGCATGGCAAGGCGCGGCGGCCCTGGCTGGGCATGGCGCGGCGCGGCACGGCTGGGCCGGGTTAGGCCTGGCGGCCTTGGTATGGCGGGGCGCGGCTGGGCTGGGCATGGCGGGCACGGCCTGGCTTGGCCGGGCAGGGCATGGCAAGGCCTGGCTTGGCACGGTATGGCACGGTATGGCATAGTTGGCGGGCAACTTAGGCAAAGGCCCCGGCTATGGCAGCAAGCGACGACACCAACCCGCTTAACACCCCGCGCATTGTCTTTAGGCAATACGACGGCGAGGAGTATTTGCAATTTTTGGGCCCCGTCGACGGCGGCCACGTGGGCGTCGATTTTGCCCGGTGCTATGTGCTGGCGCAAATGGGGCAGACATTGGGCGACATGGCCCCGGGGCTGGCCAGTATCGCGGGCGCGCTGGCGCGAATCGCCGACGCCCAGGACAAAATTGCCGCCGCGCACCTACGGCTGGCCCAGGCGCTAGAACGGCTGGCGCGCGACGGGCGCATGCACTGACAGGCGGGCGGGGGGTTGCGTCCGGCGGCGGTGCAACCCAACCCCGGCGCCTAAGCCAGCGGTAACACGCTGGGGTTACAATGGGCGCAACCCCCCAGGCGGTGGGACGGCACGGCGACACGGCAACGCGCCTTGAGGGCTCAGTGGGCACCTTGGTCTAGCCCCGTGCCAGCGCACCGCCCCGCCCGCCGGCATAGCCGCGCGCGCCCGGCTTGTCGCCTGGGGTAAATCCCGGGCTGGACGTGGCGCCCCAGGCGCCTAGCCTGCGCGCCTGTCACCAATCCTTGGGCCTAACGCCTTATGCGCCGCCGCTTGCGCAAGCACGGCCACGAACTTGCCTTGCTGGCCGCGATAGCGGCCGGTTGGCTGCTGTCGTTGGCCTTGGCCTGGCACGCATTGGGCTAAACCCCCGCTGCCCCCCTGGGGGGTGATTTGGGGGGTTGGCCCCCACCGCGGGGGCGAAAACCAAGCCAAATCAATACCTTGTCGGCTTATGGCCAACACCTCGGCAAGCCCGGCCACGCCGTGCCATACGGTGCCATACCGTGCCAACCCCCCAAATAAATGGCGGTTTCCCGCCGATGGCCTTGACTATGCTTACCATGCCGTGCCATACCGTGCCCAACGGCTGGGGGGTTATTTGGGGGGTTGGCCCCCGCCCCCCAGGCGCACGGAGACGACATGCAAGACAAACTTACCCTGGGGCAAATCCGCGACGTGATTGCCAAAACCCCGCACGCCAAAAAAACCAAGTATCCCGACGGTGGGGGGTTAAATCTGGTGGCCATGCCGTCGGGCGGGCTGTTTTGGAAACTCAAATACCGCGTGGCCGGCGTCGAAAAGGAATTGTCGATTGGCGCTTGGCCGGCCGTCAGCTTGGTTGCCGCGCGCGACGCCCGCGCCCAGGCCAAGGCGCAAATTGCCGCGCGCAACGACCCCAGCGCGGACAAGGCCGCCGCCGCCCGCGCCGCCAAGGCACCCCAGGCCGACGGGCCAACCTTTGCCAAGTTTGCCGACGACGTGCTTGCGGCGCGCAAATCCCAACAGCAACCCGAAACCAAGCGCAAATGGGAAACCCAGCTGGGCCACGCCAAGGCGGCATTTGGCCCGCGCGACATTGGCACAATCACCAATGCCGAAGTCCTGGCGTTCCTATCGCCCTGGCAGACGGCCGGCAACCTAACCGCGTTGCACGGTATCCGCGCCCGCATGGCGGTTGTGTTTAGGCGGGCCATTTGGCACGGCGCTTGCGCCAGCAACCCGTGCGACGGGTTAACGGATATGCTGCTGACAAAACGCAACAAAAAATTCAAAGCGATTGTCGACCCCACGCCGTTTGCCGACATGCTGCAACGGATTGACGCGCACGGGCGCCCGGTAAGCCGGGCGGCCTTGCTGTTTTTGGCCCTGACCTTCCAGCGGCCCAACATGGTGCGGCTTATGGAATGGGCTGAAATCGACTGGCAAGCCAAACGCTGGATTGTGCCGGACGCCAAAATGAAGGGTTGGGCGGGCACCGGGCGCCAGCACATTGTGCCGCTGTCCGCGCCGGCAATCGACTTGCTGCGTGGCTTGCTGCCCCTGACGGGCGCGGGCAAATTGGTTTTCCCCGGCCGTCACCACGGGCGGCCTATGGGCGACGGCGGCCTTGCCAAAGTGCTAGCGCGGACGATTGGCAGCCCGGACCACGTTGCGCATGGTTTCCGCGCGGCGGCCAACACGCTGATTAAGGAACAGCTGGCGGGCAAATTGCTGGCCCGCATGCCGGCAACCGCGCTGCTAAAGTTGCAAGAAATTATCGACGTGCAATTGGCGCATATCCTTGGCGGCACGCGCGGCGCTTATGACAGGGCGTTGCTGATTGACGAGCGCACGGTGCTTATGGAGGTTTGGGGGGAATACGTCGACGGCTTGCGCGGCCAGGCGCCGCGCGTCGTCAAGCTGGGGCAAGCGGCATGACCAAAATAAACGGGTTTTTTATGCTGGCGGGCGTGCTGGGCGTTGCCGCAATTGTGCAAACAATCGACCCGGCGCCCCGCGCGCCCCGTCCGGCCCCGCTAACGCCCGCCCAGGCGCGGGCGGAGATTATCGGGGCCCTGGGGCGCCGCCAGGCGCTTGCGGCGTTATCCGCGTTGCGCCAGGCCATGCGCGAGCCGTCTAGTTTTGAGCTTATCGCGGCGACTGGCACGGCCGACGGCACGCGGCTTTGTATCGTCTATCGGGCGCGCAATGGGTTTGGCGGGATGAACGTTGAGGGCGCGACGGTGCGCGGCGGCATGCTACGCACGCACGCAACCCGCTGCAAACGCGGCCCCGTCGATTACGCCGGCCTGGCCAACCTGTTATGAGCAAGGCAACACGCCAGCCCCGCCCGGCCAAGGCCCCTTGCGCAACGTGCCCCTACCGCCGCGACGTCGCGGCGGGCATTTGGCACCCGTCCGAATATGCCAAGTTGCCCGCTTACGACGGCGAGACATGGGAGCAGGCGATAGCCGGCGCCTGGGGGTTGTTTTACTGCCACCAAAACGACGGGCGTTTATGCGCGGGTTGGGTTGGCTGCCACGACATGCGCCACAACCTGGCCGTGCGCCTAACCCCCGTGCACGCGTCGACATTTGCCTATGTCAGCCCCGTTGCTTTGTTTGACACGGGCGCCCAGGCGGCGGCGCATGGCCTGGCCGGTTGCGATACGCCCGACGCCCGCGCGCTGGCCGCGATTGCCAAGTTGCAAACCAAGCGAATCGGGCCAGGCTGACGATTGCCGGCCGTCAATCCCAAATTTTTTTTATCAACAGATAACAGCCAAAACGCCCCGCCGGCCCGCCGCGCGGGGCTTTTTTGTCGGCACGGCATGGCACGGCATGGCACGGCATGGGAAACATGGGACGGGCCGCGCGACATGCTGCACCGCGTCAAATTAGGGGTAAATCCTGGCACGGCATGGCACGGCATGGCACCCCCGGCGATATTGACTTGGCGCCCGCTTAGGCACAAATCCTTGGGCCTGGACGCGATTATTAACGTGCCGGCAATATGCCACTAGGCCGCGCGCGGCGTCGTTGGGAACACATTAAGTTTTGGGGAGGCCCCCATGCAACCGCAAGAAGTTAGCGGCGGCGATGCGCTGTTGCGTGCGCCGGAAGTTTATACGCGCCTGGGCATTAGTAGGCGCGAATTTTACCGCCGGATTGAGCGCGGCAAGTTCCCCCCCGGCGTCAAGGTTGGCGACTGGCTTAGGCGCTGGCCCAAGTCGGTTGTCGACGCCTGGATTGCCGACAACGTCACCAACGCCGGCAACCCCAAACCCTAACCCGACAGGGCCCCGGTAAGGCGGGCCGCAACCCCCGGCCCGCTTGCCGGCGGGATTTGGAGACATGCGCCAATGACTGACGACGACGACACCACGATAACGCCGGCAATGCGCGAGCGCGCGGCGATTTGCGCCTGGCTGGACATGTTGCGCGAATTGGGCGCGGGCCATGACTTGATGCACGCCCCTTGCACCGTGGCCGGCGTGCTTAAGGCCGTTGCGGATTTAATCGAGGCCGGCGCCCATGCCCGGTTTTACGAGGCCGCCGCGCGTATGCGCGACGGGCAAACGGTGCAATAATGCCCCGGGCGCTGGCCGACTTTATCCGCGATTTGGGCGCGGCCGGCGCCAGCAAAAAAGTGATCGCGCTGGCTGTTGAACATATCCAAGCGTTGGAGGCCGATTTGCGCGCCGAGGGCGCGGGGATTGCCGAACGGCTGGCAGCATGGCGGGCCGACGGCGCCGCGCGCACCCGCCTAAGCCGGGCCAAAAAACGGGCCCAGCTGGCGCCGGCTAACCCTATGGCAAACGGCGCGGATTTGCCCGGTAACGTGACAATACGTGACGGTAACGTGACGTCACGTGACAGTAACGTGACGTCACGTGACAGTAACAATTCACCCCCCCTGATTGCCCCCCCTGATAAACCCCCCCCGGACCCCCTAAAATTAACCCCCCCTTTAACCCCCCCACCGTGTGACAACCCGCGCGCGCGCGCGGCGGCCAGCGCCCAGCATTTGCCCGACGATTGGCAACCGGCCCCGTTTGCCGCTGACAGCCAGGCGGCGGCCAGGGCAGCCCGCATGGGCGACGATTGGGTTGCCGACGAACTGGAAACTTTCCGCGCCCATTGGGCAGCCAGCGGCTTGCCCAACGCCCGCAAACGCAGCTGGCAAAACGCCTGGGCCTGTTGGCTCAAGCTGGCCGAAGGCAAAAGGAGGCCGACGCATGGACGACGCCAAAACGATTTGGGAAATCTTGCCCAGCGGCCCGACCCCATCCTCGCCGCCTACCGCGACGCAATCGCCGACGTTGCGGCCGAGCAAAGTGCCGCCGAAAATCAGGGCTTTGATTTTGGAGCTAGGCTTGCGCTACCGGCCGCCGGCACGCGAGGACATTGAGGTGCACAACCAACGCCTGGCGTTGCTGGCCGGCGACTTGGCCGACGTGCCGCCCGAAGCGTTGCGCCAGGCAATCGACCGCTGGGCCGTCACCAAACCCTATTTACCCAAGGCAAGCGAGCTAATCGAACTGGCGCAAGCAACCCTGGCCGGGGCCGGCGTCGACCTGGCGGCCAGCCCCCAGGACAGGGCCGACGCCCGCAACGCCCGGTTGGAAGACGCGCACAATTTCCGGCTGCGTTGGGTTGTCGAGGGGGGCATGCAAATAGCGGTGGATTACGAAACCTGGCTGGCAAGCGCCCGGCCGGACGATTTTGCCCGGTTGCAGCGCGCCCGCTGGCAATGGCTGGCGCATGTGCCGGCCCAGGACGCCACGCCGTGAATGCCCTGGTGCCCGTGTCACTGGCCGCGCGGCTGGCGGCGCTGGACGTGCCCGACGATTTGGTACGCCAGGCCGTCGCTTTGGAAGCCCTGGCGGACGACTACCGGCACCTATGCCACGCGCGCGGCGCCCTTAACCTAACCGACGCCGCCAAGGTTTTGGAAATCCGGCCAAAACGCCTGATTGCCTGGCTTGTCGGGCATGATTGGATTTTCCGCGAAAAGGATAGACTAGCGGCGCACCAAGCACGCTTGGAAAGCCGGCACCTAAAACAGAAAATTATCCGGCTGTATCGCGTCGACGGGAGCGAAACCTTTGGCGTGCAAGTTTTTGTAACCGCCCGGGGCATGGCCTTGTTGGCGCGCAATTTTGCGCACGAACGGGCCGAGGACACCGGGCCAAAAAAGGCGGCGGACAATGACATATTTTGAACTTGCAATTTTGCGGCAAATCGCGCGCGGCCCGGTTTGGGCGCAAAGCGTGCGCAACGTTAAGCCGGTTGTCGTGCGGCTGATTGCCGCCGGCCTGGTTGTGCGCGTCGCGCCCTGGCCAGGCCAATGCAAAAACATGTTGGCCCTTACCGACGCCGGCCGCGCCGCCTGGGCCGTGCACGCGCCCAAGGCCCGGTTGGCTGCCCAGGATTACCGCCATGCCTATCCGGCCAGAAAATAAGCCCCGCTATCCGGCCACGTGGCCGGCGCTTGTCGCGGCGGCCCAGGCCCGCAGTGGCAACCGTTGCGAGTGCACGGGGCAATGCGGCCTGGCGCACCCGGGCGGGCGGTGCGCCGCCGTGCACCGGGGCAAGCACCCCGACACCGGCAACATGGTAATCCTAACCCTGGCGCATTTTACCGGCGTGCCGCTGGAATCCGTCGACATTGGCCAAATGTTTTACGCGTGCCAGCGGTGCCATAACCGATACGACGGGCCCGCGCGCCGCGCCGGCATACGCGCCCGCCGATACAAGGACCAACTAGACCTATTTGCCCAGGAGACGACGCCATGAGCCCGCCCGCAAAAGACAATGCCCGCGCGCCCGTCCTGACGTTTGATTGCACGCTGGGCGAGTTTGTCGGCCAGTTTTGCGACGCCGCCGCCGGCCGGCCGCCCGAACAATTGGCGGCGCTGGTTTGGCGCATGCGGTTTGAAACCGTGCCGGCGCGCTATGTGCGCGACAACGCGGCGCGGCTGGTGCGCAACCATTGCGCCAAACATGGCATGGACGCGTTTGCCGCTGACGTGCTGTTGCAGGCAATCAGCCAACTTGGTTTGGAGGAAGGGCAATGAGCAGCCCGCGCAAATGCGACGTGGCTGCCGTTTTAGCGGCCCGGTTGCGCGCCCGCCTGGCGCCCGCGACGGCCGGGCATATGTGCCCGATTTGCCGGCGTTGGTACGCCGCCGCGCGCGACCACGCGGTGCGGTATCACGGCATGGCCACCCCGGCGCCCATATCCATTGCCCGCACGGTTAGGCCGCTTGGCCGTGCAAACGTCCCAATACCCTTGCCGTGCCATGCTGACACGCACGACAAGGGACGGGCCCCGCCAGCTTAAGGTAGTTTCCCGCTTCCCCCCGCTGGCGGCCCAACCTATCCCGGGCGGCTGACTTAGCCCCCCCCTGTAACCCGACTGCTAAGTTGGCCCCCGGGACTTTTCCGCTTTTGTCAATCTGCGTTATTTGGTACGCAACGCCATGCCACCGCGTGACCGTCCTGACAGGGCCGAGCGCGGCAGACTAGCCAACGGCGGCGACGGTGCGGGACGGCGGCAAGCCGGCCCGGTAATCCCGGCCACACCCGGCCATCCCGGGTTAAGTGGCCAGCATGCCGCCCCGCCCCGCTACTAGCCCCGCACCCCGGCGGATTGTCAAAACCGGCGTCCAATCGGACGCCAACCCCTACACGTTTGTTATGGCCAGCGACGCCGTCGACAGGGCCGGCGACATTATCGACATGGCAGGCGTTGACTTAACCGCCTTCCGCAAAAACCCGGTTGCCTTATGGAACCACGATAGCGCCAGCCCTATCGGGACTTGGGACAACGTCAAAACGGTTGGCGGCCAGCTGGTGGGCAATCTTGTCCTGGCCACCAAGGGCAGCGTTGCCTATGTCGACCGCCTACGCGAGCTTATCGAACAGCGGATTTTGCGCGCGGTTAGCGTCGGATTTTTGCCGCACGAATACGCCCAGCTGGACGCGACCGGCGGCCTACGGTTTACGCAAACCGAATTGCTGGAATGCTCGTTGGTAAGCGTGCCGATGAACGCCCAGGCATTACGGATTAAGGGCCTGGGCCCGTCGCCTTACGACGCTTTGATCTTCCACCCCGGCGGCACCACGCCCCGCACCGGCCCCCCGACTATTGCGCGCGCCGGGGGCGCACGTGCCGCCACCACCCGCGCGCCGTTACCGGCCCCCCCCGGCAAGGGACTTAGGACAATGCCAACGCCTATTGCAGAAAAGATTGTCGCGCTCCAAGCGCGCGCTGTCGCTATCGACGACGAGTTGCAGGCTATCGAGCTTGCGGCCGAAAATGACAACAACCGCGATTTTACCGAGGACGAAACCGCCAAGGTTGCGGCCCTGGCGGAAGAAAAGCAAACCGTCACCCGCAGCATTGAAACCAATACGACAATCGAGCGCGCGCTGGCCGCGCGTGCCCTGCCCGTCGCGGCCAACAGCAATTTGCCGGCAACCGTGCCGGGCCGGATTGAACTGGTTGGTAAGGAACGCCCGGGCCAGCTGATTTTTAAGATGGCGGCGGCGCACCTTATCGCGCACCACAAACGGCGTTCGCTAGACAGCGTGATTGGCGAACACTACCGCGACGACGAACGCGTAAAAGTGGCGTGCGATTGGGTGCGGCGTGCGGCCACCGACATTGCCGACACCAAAACCCCGGGCTGGGCGGCCGAGCTAGTCCACCAAGGCTATACGGACTTTGTCGCCGACGTCCTGGCCGTGTCGATTTACAACGCGCTGTCGTCGCGTGGCCGCGTGCTGCAATTTGGCAATAACGGCGTCATTATCGCGCCGCGCCGCAGCAACCAAGGCAACATGGCCGGCGGTTGGGTTGGCGAGTCCGGGGTGATCCCGGTTGTGCAGGGCACCACCGCCGCGACGACTTACGAACGCTATAAGCTGGGCGCGATTAGCACCTACAGCAAGGAACTGGACCAAATCAGCACGCCGCAAATCGAGCAGCTTATCCGCGACAGCATTGGCGAGGACACGTCGTCCCTAATTGATACCAACTTGCTGTCAACCAACGCCCAGCGCGCGGGCGTCCGGCCGGCTGGGTTGCTGGCTGGCGTCGCCGGTATCCCTAGCAGCGGCATAACCCAGGCCAATGTGAACACCGACTTTAGGGCGCTGATTGACGGGCTGGGCCGCAATATCAGCAACGTCGTTTTCATTATGAACCATAGCCACGCAATGGGCCTTTCGTTCATGGTGACAGCAACCGGCCAGTATATCTTCCGCGACGACATACGGAACGGCATGCTGTTCGGCTATCCGCTGATTATCAGCGTCAATTGCCCGCCCACGATTGTTGTGGCCGTCAACGCCAGCGACTTTGCAACCGGCCTGGGCACCGTTAATTTTGACATATCGGAGGAAGCCACGCTGGTAATGGCCAACGCCGATATAAACCCGCCAACCCAGGCGGTTAAGGTTGACGGCACGGTGGACGTGGCCGGCGAAGTCGGGCCGGACTTGGGCATTAGCGTGCGCGGCGGCCCGTCCGGCGTGGGCACGGCGGGCAGCGAAGCCATTAGCATGTTCCAAACCTGGTCAATTGCCTTGCGCATGGTGATGCCAATTACGTGGGGCATGTTGCGGCCTGGCGCGATTAGCTGGTTGTCCGGCGTCGCCTGGTAAGCCAGCGCGGGGGCGGCGGTTTGCCTTCCGGCCGCCCCCGCAACCCTGACGGGAGGCTAGGGAGGGCGCGCTATGGGCCGCACGGTTTGGGCCTTTGCCGAGCTTGAAGAACTGGACGGACAAACCGGCTTTGTTGGCGACGTCGACGACGCTTTGGCCGCAAAGCTGGTGGCGTCGGGCGCGGTGCAAGACCCTTACGCAACCGTACCGCTAAAACATATTGGCAGCGAACCCAGCGCGCGGACGGGCCGCTATGCCACGCGGCAAATGAAGGCAACGGACGCGCCGCCCAAGGCGCCGGACGCGGCGACGACGACGCCCCGGCCGCCGGCACCGCCGCCGGCCAAATCCGCAGGGCCAGAAACCCGCATGCCGCCGGCCGACGCGGCCCGCGATACCGACGACGACGCCGACAAGCCCCGGCGCGGCCGGCCGCCCAAGGATAAGTGAGTTGCCTTGGCAAGAGTCTTTAGCGCGCTGGCTGGGCCGCGCGGCGCCGCCGGCACCCGCGCACCTGGCCACGCCCGTTGCCACCGGCACGGGCGGGGGCAGCGGCGGCGCAATGGAAGTGGCGATACCCCCCAGCTGGCCGGAGAATTGGTGGCAACGCGGCATGATACCGGGGCCGGCGGGCGAACCGGCGGCGGTTAATGCGTGCGTTAACGCCCTGGCCCAAAGTATCGCCCAGCTGCCCGGCGGGCATTACCGGCTAAACGACAAGGGGGCGCCGGAACGCATTACCAATAGCGCGCTGTCGCGCATTTTGCGCAGCCCTAACGGCTATCAAACGCGCTCCGATTTTATGATTAATCTGGTTTGCGACTTGCAATTTGTTGGCAACGCCTACGCCTTTGCCCAGCGCAACAATAGGCAGGAAGTCACGGCGCTGCACCTTATGCCCGCGCGCCAGTGCGCGCCCTATGTCGATATGGAAACCCAGGCGATTTTTTATGGCCTGGGCCGCAACCCGCTGGTGGGCGATTTGGATTATTTGGTGCCCCAGCGCGACGTTTTGCACGTGCGCGGGCGCTGCTACCCGGGCCAGCCCTTGCGCGGCGTGCCGCCGCTGGAATGGGCGATAAGCGCCCGCATGGCCAATACCGCGATAACCGACGCCCAGGCCGCGTTTTTTACCAACGCCGCGCAACCGTCGGGCGTGCTGTCAACCGACCAACTGTTGACGAAGGACCAAATGGAGCGGTTGCGCGAGGCCTGGCGGGCGCATGCGGCCGGCGTGCGCCGGGGCGACGTGCCGGTTTTGGGCGGCGCCCTAAAATGGGTGCCAATGTCGCTGTCGTCGCAAGATGCCCAAATGATCGAAGCGTTTAGCATGACGGTTGCCGACATTGCCCGGGCCTTTGGCGTGCCGCTAACGATTATTGGCGAAGTCACGCGGGGCCGCCAATCGTTTGCCAATGTCGAGCAGCTTATCGGGTTATGGCTGGCCCAGGGATTGGGGTTTTGGGTTGAGCATATCGAAGTGGCGTTTGATAAATTTTTTGCCCTGCCCGATGGCGAATATACCGAACTGGACACCGACGCGCTGTTACGCACGGCGCTTAAGGAACGGATCGACGCGCTAACCGCCGGGATTACCGGCGGGTTGTATGCGCCCAACGAAGCGCGCGCCAAGGAAGGGCTGGGCGCCGTGGCGTTTGGCGACGAGCCGCGCGTGCAAGCGCAAGTTGTGCCGCTGTCGCAAGTCGACAAGCAACCGGCCGCGCCGTCGGCACCCGCGCCCGGCAACCCGGTAAACCCGGCCAACGACAACCCGCCGGGCGCTGACGCCCCGCCGGCTGACGCCCCCGCCGCCGACGCCAAAAAATTTGCCGACGCCCTGGCCGTGCAAGGCGCGGCGGTGGCGGCAACCGTGCGCGCCGACGTCGCCGCCGATATGCGCGCGGCGTTTGACGGGTTTGTTGCCGCCCTACCGGCGCCCGCGCCGGCCGTCGACGACGCCCAGCTTGCCCAGGCGTTGCAGGCGCATGGCGACGCGGTTGCCGCCAACGTGCGCGCAATCGTTAGCGACGCAATCGCCACGTTGCCGGCGCTTGTCGCGCCGCCCGCGCTGACGCCGACGGCCGACGATTGGGCCGCCCGCTTGCGCAGTGCCAAGGGGAGGGCGGCCCATGCAAACGCCTAGCGCGGAATTTATCGAGGGCCTGGGCCTTATCCTGGCCGAGCATGAGGCGGCGACGGCGGCGCGGCTGGACGACATGAGCGCCAGGGTTGCCGACACAATCCAATCGCGGCTGGACGACATTAACGCCAGGGTTGCCGACACAATCCAATCGCGGCTGGACGCTATCCAACCCGGGGCGCCTGGCCGCGACGGCCAGGATAAGATTTTATTGTTGCCCAGGCACGTGGGCGCGGGCGAACCCTATGCGGCCAATGACGTGGCCTGGCATGCCGGCGGCATTTGGCAGGCCGTGCGCAACGGGTGCGGGCCGCCCGACGCCGACCCAGCTGGCTGGCGGTGCCTGGTGCCGGGCATTGCCGCTATTGAGACGCGCGAGGACTTTGCGACGCGCGAGCTTTGTTTTGGGTTTAGGCTGTCGGACGGCACCTTGCACGAATGCCGGACGCGCATGCCGGCCGGCGCCCTGCCCGCCGATTACCAAGCGCGCGGCTGGGGCGTGATTGCCGGCGACACAATCCGCGACGGTGACTTTGAGCGCGAGGCTATCCGCGACAACCCTACCGGCCCCGCTGATTGGGCGGTTAGGGAAGTGCGCGGGCGGCGCGGGCGCGATGGCAAAAGCGTGCCCGGCGAGCCGGGGCGGCCTGGGCCTGGCCTGGTTGGCCTAACCCTGGCCCGCAACGCCCAAACCGGGCAACTTGTCATTGTGCCCGCGTTTGCCGACCCAGCGGTGCAGGCCCAGCCAATCGCGGTTGACATGTTGACCGAAGAACCCGGGCCGGCCCGGCACATTATCCGCACCTATGCGGGCAAATGGCGCCCCGGCAAGCCGTGCGGGCGCGGCGACGTCGTCACGCATGCCGGCGGCCTGTGGCTGTCCCTACGCCCCGACAACGACGACGCGCCGGCCGACGGGCCGGGTTGGGAAAGGATGCTGTAACGCCATGCCGCTGGACGTCGACGCCCTAAAAATCCGGCTGGGGATACCGCCAAGCGACACCACGCAAGACGCGGTAATTGCCGCCGTTGCCGCCGACGCCCAGGCGCTTTGCGAGGACTATTGCGACCGCCAGTTTGATTACCTGGCCGACGCGGAAACCTTTTTTGGCACGCCCGCAACGTTGCTGGTGCACCGCTGGCCAATCGACGCGGCGGTGCCGCCCATTGTCAGCGACGGCCAGGGCGTCGACATTAGCACGCGCTGGCAGTGCGACGCGGCGCGGGGCATGCTTTACGCCCCCAACCTGGGCTGGCAGGGTTGGGCTTATCGCGGTTGGGATGGCACCTGGTACAATTGCCCGTGGCTGGGGCCGCTTACCGTCGCCTATACCGGCGGCTGGCCAACCTGGCCGCGCACGCTGACGTGGGCGGCAACAATTGCGTTTGACGTGCTTTGGGCGGAAACCCCCGGGGGCATGTTGCCGCCGGGGGCGCCGGGCCAATCGGGCAATATCAAAAAATACAGCGTCGTGGGCGCTTATAGCGTCGAGACGGCGGCGGGCGGCGTCGGCGAGATTGGCGCCAATGTCGGCACCGGCTGGGGCGCCCTGCCCGGCGCCGTGACAAGCGCGCTGGACAATTACCGGCGCGAAAGCCGGATTGGGGCCGGATAATGGCCCGCCTACCCTTCCCCCCCGGCGCCGCCATGCGCGCGGACGGGTTGGCCACGTACGGGGGCATAGACATAGCTGGCGAACCCGTCACGATTTGGCAGGCCAGCCCGGCCGGCTTTGTCAAGCACGGCCCGGTTAACGCTATGGTTAATACCTACCGCCGCGACGAATTGGTGCCGGGCGGCCCTATCGAAAACGGCGATTTGCGGTGCCTGATTTACTGGCCCAGCTTTGCCGCCCTGGCGATTGGGCGCCGGTTGGAGCGGGCCGACCGTGTCGAATGGCGGGGGCGGCAATACGCGGTGCAGCAATTTGACGACGCAACCCATAGCGCGGCCGGCGCGATTTTTGCCGCGCTGTTGCAACTAAGGGGCTGACGCTATGGCCCGCCCCGCACCGCCAACACGGATTGAGCGCACAATCCAAATTGACGACATGGCGGACCTTAGCGACGCGGTTGCTTGGTTCCATGATTTACATATCGAAACCGCGCAAGAAGAACTGGCCACGGCGCAAGCTGGGGGCAGCTTGTTGGACCCGACAACATTTGTCGACGGCAAGAAAAACGGCGACGTCGACGAGGTTAATCTATTTGGCAACATAACCTATGTTGGCGGCATGGGGCCGGTTGACGAGGCAATACAAGCGGCCTGGGCCTTTGTAGAGGCCGCCGCGCCTGTCCGCACCGGGCATTACCGGCAATCCCTGGCCTGGTTTGCCAACGGGCAAATGACGGGCGCCCCGCCGCAGGGCAAGCGGCTGGGGCTTAGGGGCAATGCCGAGCTTGTGGACTTGGCGCCTTATGCGGCGATGGCCGAAATCATGGTGCCCAAGGGCGTCATTTATGGGGCTTATGTCGCGGTTAGCCGGCGCTTTGGCAAAACCGTAAGCGTTAGTTACCGTTACACGCGGGCCGAACGCTATGGGGGGTTTATGCTGGCCCCAGGCATGCCGGCGCCCAAGCGGCCTTATAACGTACCCGTGCTGACAATCGGCAACCCGTCGTCGTCGGTTAAGCCAGGCGTCGCGCGGAGTCGCCCCGGTTACAATATCCGCCGCCGCCGCGCGACTGTCCGCAAGTATTTACGCGCTAAGGGGTTGACATGAGCAGCCCCGGCTTCCGCGCGGCTGTCAAGGCCGTACTAGCCGACAATTGGACGGCCACCCCGGTTTTTGATTTAAGCGATTACGCGACGTTTGACGACATACCCCAGGGCGACGCCGACGCCATGTTACTGTTGCAATTTATCGGCGGGCCCGAACGCATAGAAACGCTGGGCCAGATTACCGCGCACGGCTGGCGCGAAGACGGGATCGCGATTTTCCACCTGGCCATGCCGACGGGGGAACCCAGCCAACGGGCGCTGGACTATGGCGAAACCCTGGTGGGGCTGTTTAGGGGCCGCCGGCTGGGCCCGTACCTTATCGACTATATGGAGCACCCGAGCGACTTTGCCGGCGCCGCCATAAAATTAAACGGGCGCTGGCACGGCTGGTCAGCAAACTTGGGTTATACAACAGTGATTTGCGCGTGAGTCCTAAAGGGTTAGGAGAAAGGGAATGTCGTCTGCGAATGCCGTTGAATTGGTGCTGTTGCCGGAGGCAACGTATGGCACCACGCCGCCGCTAAACGCCGCGCAAGCTGGGCTTGTGCGGTTTACCAAGGAGACACTGTCGGGCACGCCGACGACTACCGAAAGCACGGAAAACCGCTTGGACCGCATGTCGGGCGGCCAGATTGTCACCGGCCTGGACGTCGGCGGCGCAATCGACGGCGAGCTATCGCCGGACGCCGTCTATCAGCGGTTGTTCCAAATGGGCATGATGGACGCCAGCCCCACCCCGGCCACGGCGCCCCTTAGCCTTAGCGGGGGCAGCTATACCAAGGACGCCACCAACGCCCAGCTGGCCAACCTGGGGCTGCCAGGCGGCGGCCTGGACGCGTTTGTTACCGGCGACATGGTGATTTTGGCCGGGCTGGACGACGACGCGGCCAACGGCGCCGCGCAAGTTGTCAGCGTCAACCCCGACGGGCGCGGCGCGCAAGTCACCGCCAGGCCGGCGGCCGGCGACACCGCGACGATTGCCGCCGGGGCAACCGTGGCGCGGCCGGCGTGCCTATCCATTGGCGTCGACACGATTAGCGCGACGCTGTCCAAAGCCTACACGGACGTTTTGCACGACGTCACCACCGACGCGCATTCGCAACGCTATACCGGCGCGATTTGCAACGGGTTTAGCGTCGGCCTGACGTACGGCCAGTTAGTCACAATCACCTATAACCTGTTGGCAAACGGCTATTTGCAGGAGGCGCCCAGCCTGGCCCAGCAAATCGACACGGCCGGCGGCACGATTGCCGACGCCGGCACGGCCAACGTGCTAAACGCCAGTATCGACATGGGCCTTGTTACGGTGGACGGCTTGCCCACCGCCTATTGTGTCGAGAGCCTTAAAATCACGCTGGACAACGGCAACACCCCGCAAAATTGCCTGGGGCACGCCGCCCCGTCACGGTACAATCCGGGCACGGCCAAGATTACCTTAGAGGCCAGCATTTACTTGGCCGACGCGGCATACGACGCATTTATGCCGGGCAAACTGAAGGCCGAACCCGTGGGCATGTTGTTTGCCGTATCCAACGACGCGGGCGGTTATGCGTTTGAACTGACGGCGGCCCAGCTGTCGTTCCCCGACCCCGCTGTTACCGGGCAAAACGCGCCGGTAATGATTGCCGCCAGCGGCACCGGCAAAGTTGGGCCCGGGGGTGCCAGTGCCTTGCGCGTCTATTATTGGGGCGGCGTCGGCGGGCCCGCGCCAGGCACCGCGCTAAAGGCGCTTACCGGCCCTTTTAGTTTACCCGAGAACGCACCGGCCGGCGCGACGGCGGGCGCAATCCATAGCAAAACGTCTGGCTCCACGCTGTCGCTTACCGACGACGGCGGGGGTACCGTTGCGTTGTCGGGTGCCAACATAGTGCGCGGCGCGACGCCACTAGACTATGCAACAGCGCAATCGCACCCGTTTACGGTGCGCGAAACCCTACCGGCGGCAACCAACAGCCCGCGCGACACCAACCTAACCCTGGTTGTTACGCAAGTGGCCGGGGGGCTGGCGGCGCCCCATATTGTGCCGGATACCAACCAAACGACTTACCCGGTTGCGCTGTCCGCTGACTTGGGCGTCATGCCGTCGACGGACCAATTGCAATGCGTCGTCGCCAGCGACGCCGGCATGGCCAACGCGCTTTACACGTCGCCTTGGGTGACGGTGGGCGCCAGCGGCCCGGTTGTGTTCCCCGGGTTGGAAAGTTTCAACCTGGCCAGCGGCGAGATTTTTGTGGCCGTCAAACGCCAATCGGGCGCCGTAACAAGCGCCTATAGCAATGTGCTTAAATGGGGCGACACCACGGCGCCCATTGCGTCGGGCGGCGGCACGGTAACGCTTAACGAGCATTTGCACGTGGCAATCCCGGTTACGTTTAGCGAGCTGGTTTATCCGGCCCTGGGCGGCACCAATGCCGGCGCTTTTGAACTTACCGGCGCCACGCCGGGCACCGCGTTTACCGTGCGGCTGCTAGGCGACGGGCTGACGGATTACGAAACCGCGCCGGCCCTGTCGGCCACCGTCAGCGGCACCGACTTGGGCGGCAATGTCAGCAACCCGCTGGCCATTGGCCTAACCGTTATCAACGACCCCACCGACGATGCGCCGTTTGATTACACGCCGTTTGCGGCGGGTTACGAACCCGCGCACGCGGGCAGCGTTTGGCAGGATACGGCCGGCACCGTGCCGGCGACGGCCGACGGCGACCCCGTGCGGCGCCTGGACGACGTCAGCGGCCACGGCTGGCACCTGACGCAACCGGCGGGGGCAGACCATTTTATTTTGCACGTCGCGGGCCTGGCCAAATGGTTGCGGCCCAACAGTGGCACGGCGGCACTATCCAACGCCGGGCTGGGGCTATCCACGGGCAGCGTATGGCAGCGCATGACGGCGCTGCTGCAAAACGACGCGGTTGTCAGCAACCGGCTTTACCATAGCGGCGACGGCGGCATGGCCGGCTTGCTGTATCACCCGACGGCGCCCGAACTGGCCGCATATGACGGCGCGTCGCCGTCAACCGGCGTTGCCGTGCCGACGGGGGAAAACCATACGATTTTGGAAAACCACGGCAGCGGCAACAGCTGGGTGCAGCTGGACACCGACACGCCGCCGCCCGGCGTCTATGCCGGCAACACGCTGGCCAACGGCATAACTTTGGGCAATCACCCCACCGACACCGGCCCAGGTTCGGCAACCTCCGATTTCCGGTTGTACGCGTTTGCTGTCACCAATGACGCCACGTTTGCCGCCAACGAGGCCGCTGTCCGCGCGCATTTCCAAACCCTTTACGCTTGAGGCCGTGCCATGACTGTAAACCCGGCAACAAAACAATTGTACGGCCAGCACGTGACAAGTCGCGACGTCATTGGCGCGGGCGGCTGGGTGACGGGTATCGACATTGCCGCCGACGGCACCAAGATAATCCGCAACGACGTGGCCGGCTGTTATTATCGTAAAGCCAGCGACACGCGGTGGACGCTGCTATATCGCGCGGGCGACAATATTATGCCCGTCGACATTATCGCCAACGGGATTTACGACGCGGCGATTGCCCATAGTAATTCCGCCCATATGGCCTTTATTTTATATGGCCGGTTGTATTTGACCACCGACGGCGGCGCCACGTTGACTTGGTGCCAGGCGTGGGGCGGCGACCCCGCTTGTTACCCCAACGACACAATCCGCACGACGGGCAAACCGTTACAGTACGACCCCACCAACCCCGCCGTTATTTTTACGTGCACCCCAACCCTGGGGTTGCAATATACGCTGGACGGCGGCGCCAGCTGGACGGCGGTGCCCACGTCGACGTTGCCGCTGCCCACCAAGGCCTCGATAGCCTTTGATAAAACGTCGGCCAGCGGCGGGCGCTGCCAATCGCTTTACGTCTGGATTGCCGGCACCGGCTTGTATTGGAGCGGCGACGGCGGCGGCACCTGGGCGCAAGTGCCAGGCTCAACAACCCTAGCATGCGCGTCTATGGCGGTTGGGCCTGATAGCCGGCTGCATATGTGCGGCAGCGACACAAGCATGGATTATAACGGCGTTTACAACCGTTGGGACGGCAGCGCGTTTTACAGCCCCGGCAGCGTGCCGGCGGCCAAATCCCTGGCAATCAGCCCTGTCACCGGCAACCTGTATTTGGTTGACGTCGCGGGCGATATTTACATGTCCACCGACAGCGGCGACAACTTTACAACGTGGATGGACAAACGCCGCCAGGCCGACCGCATTACTTGGCATGGTGTGACGGACGAATACTATATGGCCAACGGCGGCCTGGGCGTCGACGCCAATGACACCTTATGGATGGTTGAGGGCATTGGGGCTTGGCAGGCCCCGGCGCCGCACGCCTATGTCAGCCCGATTGTCTGGACCGAAGCCAGCGTCGGCATTGAAAGCATGGTTGTCCGGCAAATGGGCATTAAGCCGGACGGGACACTATTGGCGGCGATGGACGACCGCACGGCTATGGTTATGCCCAGGCCCGGCGTCGACTATCCGGCGACAAATGCCAATGACGGCGTTATGTCTATCCGGCACGGCGGCGGTATAGACTACGCGCCCAACAACCCCAACATACTGGTAACGACGATTAAGGAAGGCAAGGGCATGTTTAGCGCCAATAACGGCGCAAACTGGACTAATTTCCCCGGCGACATACAAGCGGCCAGCGGCGGCTGGGGCGGCGGCAACATTATCGCGTTTGATGACCAAATCTTTGTGCAACAGCAAACCAATGACGCCAAATGTATGCGTACCACCGACGGCGGCGCCAACTGGTTGCAAGTCATGATTGGCAACGGGCTAAATACCTGGGCGCACCACCAATATACGCTAAACCGCTGCATATTGGTGCGCGATTATTTTACGCCTGGCGCCGCCTGGCTGTACCACGTCGGCGACGGCAGCGGCGACGTTAACGATTTGGCCTGTCGCGGACTTTGGCGCACGACGGACAAGGGCGCGCATTGGGCGCGGGTTTATAACGGCTGGATTGACAGCTACACGCGCGACTTTTGGAACGGCAAATTATACCAACGCAGCGCGACAGAACTTTGGTGGGCCGGCGGCAACAATAGCTATGCCTGCCGGCGTTCGTTAGACGGCGGCGCCAGCTGGGCCGGCGCCCCAGGCGACGACGCCGTGATTGGCCCGGGCAGCTTTTTTACCAGTACCTACGGCGTCGCGTTTGGCCCGGCGCCGATTGCCGGCCAACCCGCCGCCATTTACGTCGTGGGCTTCCGTACCACGGTGGGCGGCGCCCCGCCCGATTTTACCGGGTTTGGCCTTTGGCAATCGTTGGACGACGCCGCCAGCTGGGTGCGCCTGGTGCAATACCCCGGGGGCTATTTTGACGAGCCTAGCGGGCTGATTGCCGACCCCAACACCTACGGCAAGATTTACGTCAGCTATGCCAACGTTGGCATTGTCATGCTGACATTTACCGACGTGCGCGCGCTGACGGGCACGGGCAGCCGGGGGGGCCGCCACAACCCGCGCGGCCAGGCCGCTTTGGCCATTTAAGGAGTCTGATTTATGGGCCTTGACAAGTACCGATTGCCCGCCAGCGTGCGCGAAGGGGTTTGGCTGGAACTGCCCGACGCCCCCGGCGATAAGTTCCGCGTGCGTTTGCCGTCGCGGTATAACCGCGAATACACGGCGGCCCAGCAACGCGCGGTTGCCGTCAGCGTGGGCGACGATTTCAAGCTAAAACCCGACTTAGCCCACGTGGATTTTTTTGCCTGGCAGGAGGCCCGCTATCAGGCGTTTTTGGAATTTTGCGTGCTGGATTTGCCGCCGGGGCTAACCAAGGCCCAGCTTAACGACGAGTACCGGCCGGGCTTGGAGGTGCTGTTTAATATGGCGTCCGATTTGGCCGATATGGAAGACGCCGAGGCCGACGCGACGACAAAAAAAAATAGCAAACCTGCTAAACTGGCAAGCTGATTGGGCTGGGCGTGAAACGTCTTATCAATATCTGGCGCAAACCGGGCGCTTACGCGACGAACACCGCCGGCCGGCGACGTGGGGCGCGGACTGGCTGGCGCAAGCGTTTTACGAATTGTCGACGTGCCGCGCCCTGGGGTTTGGCGTCGCGGGGCCAATCCCGGCCACGGCAATTTGGGCTTATGTCGACCGTTACCGGCTGCCCGATTGGACGTGCGACGCAATCTTTAGTCTGGATGCCGCGTGGCTGGCCCGCCAGCGCGACGCCATGCCAACCGGGGGATAAATCCGTGCCGCCACCGCCGCGCAAGCTAGACGCCGTCCTAACCGCCATGCGCGCCGACGATTGGCCGCGTGCGATAGCCCTGGCCGCTAAGTTCCCCCGGCTGGGGCCGGACAAAACCGCAATCATGCGGGCGCACGAAGCCCTGGCCCGCCCTGATTTCCAACGCCAGCTGGGCCGCTGCCCCGACGCGCTGATTGCCGCCGGCAAGGCCGCGCTGGTGCGGCGCTATGGGGGGTGAGTCATGGGGCCGGACCTTTACGAGGGCGCATTAGTCAAGGTTAGCGCGGCCAGCGCGCGGTTGCTGTTTACGCAGTGCGGCCCGGCGTGCAACGCGGCCAACGCGTGCGGCGGCAAATGTTGCGACGCGCCCGGCCGGCCAGGCGGTTGCCTGGTGACAATCCATGCTAGCGAACGCCAGGCAATCACCGCGTGCGGCGGCACCGTCGACGGCGATTTTTTGGCCCCGGCACCCGGCGGCGGTTGCCCGTTTAAGGCCGGCGGCTTGTGCACGTTGCACGACACCGGGCACAAGCCATTTGGCTGTATCGCCAGCCCCTTTACCCTAAACCGCGCCGCCACGCTGATTGTGCGCAACCGTTACAAGTGCTTGCCCTGCTATCGCGGCCAGGGCCCCAAAGCGCCCGCCTACCGCACCTTTGCCGCGTCGTTGCGGCTGTTGTTTGGCCAGGCCCAGGCCGCGCGCATAACCGCGCACCTAGACGACGGCGGCGGCGACATAACCGCGCCCATGCCGCTGGCGCACTATCAAATCCTTGACGCCAACGACGCCGCCAAGGCGCGGCAGAAAGCGCCGCCCTATGCGTGAATACGACTTGTTTGGCTGGCCCGTCGTCGACGGGCATAAATCGGTTTTGGCCCGGCGGTTTGATTACCCGCCGTTTACCGTCCTTAACACCCGCGACGGCTGGTGGCAGGAACGCAAGCGGCAATGGCTGGCCCTGGGGATTAAATCCGAAGTCGGGCGTGGCGCCGCGCTAATCCCCCACGACGCCGCCATGCAATTTGCCCGCGACAAGGCGCGGGAGGCGCGCGGGCTGTGACAGATTACGCGCGCACCTTTGGCCAGGATTTGATGCGGGGGGAATATACCGTCGGCCGGGCAATCCCCGGCGGCGGCACCGGGCCCAACAGCGTTTACATGTTTAGGCAAGCCGATGGCAGCATGGACGCGGGCGCGGACGCCCAGGCGTCGGGCAACGGCACGTCGGTTTTTGACCCGGTTTTGACTGAGCTATTTTACCGCTGGTTTTGCCCGCCGGGCGGCCTGGTGCTGGACCCGTTTGCCGGGGGCAGCGTGCGCGGCATTGTCGCGGCGGTGCTGGGCTATCGCTATGCCGGGTTTGAACTAAGGCCCGAACAAGTCGAGGCCAACCGCGCCCAGGCGGCCGACATATGCCCGGAGAACCCGCCGGCCTGGTTTATCGGCGACAGCGCGGCATTGGTGCCGCTTTGGCCGGGCCAGGCCGATTTTATCTTTAGCTGCCCGCCCTACGGCGATTTGGAGGTTTATAGCGCGCTGCCCGGCGACTTAAGCGCCATGCCCTACCCGGCCTTTGCCCAGGCCTACCGCGCCGTCGTTGCGGCGGCGGTGGCCAAATTGGCGCCCGACAGCTTTGCCGCCTTTGTCGTCGGCAATTACCGCTGCCCCAAAGGGTTTTACCGCAACCTAACCGGCCTGACGGTGGACGCGTTTGAGGCCGCCGGGGCGCGGTTTTACAACGAGGCAATCCTTGTCAACTGCATTGGCAGCTTGCCCGTGCGCATAGGCAAGCAATTTACCGCCGCCCGCAAGCTGGGCAAAACCCACCAAAACGTCCTGGCCTTTGTCAAGGGCTGCCCGCGCCGCGCCGCCCAGCGGATAGAAAGGGCCGCAAGCCATGCCTAGCAGCGACGAACGCCGGATTGTCGAACTTGTCCTTAAGGCGGTGGGCGATACCGAAGTGCAGCGCATGACGGCCGAACTGTTAAAATTGCGCCGCAGTGCCGAGGACAGCGCGGGCGCGCTAAAGTATTTAGAGGAAGCCGGCAAGCATTTGGGCGAACAATTTAAGGAGATTGGCGCAAAGATTGTGGCCGGCTTTGCGCTTGAGGGGATAATTGACAGGTTCAAGGAAGCGGCCGAAAGTATGGAGCAACTTGCGCTGGCCACGCAAAAGGTTGGGGTAAGTGCAAAAGATTTGCAGGGCCTAAATATTGCCGCCAACCTTACCGGCACCAATGTTGAAACGCTGGACAAAGGTTTGCAAATCCTATCCAAAAACATGGCGGACTTGGCAGGCAAAGGCGGCCCCGCCACCAAATATTTGCGGGATTTGGGGATTACGGCCAAAACTGACGTTTACGAGGCGTTCACCAAACTGTCCGAGCAATTTGAGAAAATGCCGGACGGCGCCCAAAAAACGGCGTTGGCCATGTTGGAATTTGGCAAGGCCGGGGCCCAACTTATCCCAATGCTAAACGAAAGCGCAAAGCTATTAGTAGAAATTGCCGAGGTTAGCGAAAATTGGGGCACTAAACTTACGGATAAAGACGTCGACGCCGTCGCCCAACTAACCGACCATATCAAAGTGCTAAACAGCCAAGTTGGACTGTTGACGGACAAATTTGTGTCAGGATTAGCGCCCGCTTTGGACGCCATTGCCAAGCAATTGATGAAAGCTAAAGTAAACGGCAGCGCATTTTTTGAAATTGCCGGTTGGATTGGCGCCCGCATAATCGAAATTACCGCCGGGTTTGAAATTTTTTGGAGCATGATTGTCCAAGTTGACCATGCCTTATACGGGTTGGGCGGGGAATTTTTATTTGTCGGCAAGTCAATTGTTGACTTGATGACGGGCCGGTTTGAGGCGTTGGACGCGGACCTTAAGGCTATATCCACCCAGGCCCGGGCAACCTGGCTGCAAATGGGCGCGGACAGCAAAAAAGGCTATGCCGACGCCCTGGCCTTGCGCGCCGGCTATCTGGCCAACCTGGCGGCCCAGCCGGAACCCAAACCCAAAGGCGACGGCGACGTGCCGGACTTGGGCAAGGCGGCCAAGGCAAAAAAGGTAAAAACGCCCGTCGACAAAACCGGCGAGGAGTATCTGAAACGGCTGACGGACGAGCTTAAACGCTACGAAACCGTGCTGGGCGACGCGGAAAAAAAGACGTTGGACATGGCTGACGCCCAGCAAAAATTGGTGGACGGGTTTAACGAGGCGGCCGACCCCACCGCGAAATTCCTTAAGGATATGCTGGACATATCCAAGGCCCGCGACACCGGCAAACTAACCGCCCAGGGCGAGGCCTTGGCCATGCAAAAGGCCCGCGACGCGTACGACGCGGCCAGCACGGCGCTTTACGAAAACAGCGACGCGCACAAGGCGGCGGTGCAGGCGGCCGACTTGCACAAGGCAGCCCTGGACAAGTTGCAAGCCAAATGGGGCTTTGTCGCGGACGCTATGGGCCAGGCCACGCAAAAAATGATTGATGGCAGCGAGTCCGTCGGCACCGCCATGCGCGAAATGGTGGCCAACGTTATTAGCGAGCTTACCCGCATGGCCCTGGTGGCCGCCGCCAATAAAATTTTTGGCGCGATTTTGAAAAGTGCCGGTTTGGACCCGTTTAAGGCCGCCCAGGGCGCGGCCTTTGTCGGCGGCGTCAAGGCCTTTGCCAGCGGCGGTATTTTATCCGGCCCAACCGCGTTTGGCATGGCCGGCGGCGGCATTGGCATAGCGGGCGAAGCGGGGGCCGAGGCTGTCGCGCCGCTACGCCGCGACGCCAGCGGCAACCTGGGCGTCGTCGCCCCGCGCCCGCATGTCACCGTTAACAATTATGCCGGCGCGGACGTCGCGGTGCGGCCTACCGACCAAGGCTTGCAAATCGACGTCATGCGCCGCCAGCTGGCCGACGACATACGGCGCGGCGGCAACCCGCTGTCGGCGGCTTTGGAGGGCACCTATCGCGTGGGCCGCTATGCGGGGGCCTACACATGACGGTTACGCCCGCCCTGCAACGGCTTTATGCCAGCGCGCCCGACGGCGCCGTGATTTACGAAACGCTGGAATTGCGGCACCCGCGCTTTACGCAAGCCTATTACCTAACCAACGCCGCGCTGCCATTTAGCGCCCAGCTGGAAACCGGCGCCCAAGTCGATTTTATGGCCTTGCCGTTTACCGCCCAATTGCCCGGCGCCAACAGCGGCGGCACCCAGGATTTAACCCTGGTGCTGGACAACGTCGACCGCCTGATAGTCGACGAATTGGAGCGCGCGGCCGGCGACCCCCGCACGCGGATTGCCGTTACCTACCGGGCCTTTGCCAGTACCGATTTGTCGGGGCCGGGCGCCGACCCTATCGCGCTGTCGCTATCGGACGTGACGGCCACGGATACGCAAGTGCAAGGCACGGCCAGCCGCACCGACGTCCTAAACCGCCGTTACCCCAGCGTGCTTTACGAAATCGGCATGTATCCGGGGTTGGACAGATGACGGGCGACGACTTTGCCAACGCCTGGATAGGCACGCCGTTTTTATGGGACGGGCGCGGGCGCGACGGCGTCGATTGCTGGGGCCTGGTTGTCGCCTGGCACGCCGACGTCGCCAACGTCGCGCTGCCCGATTGGGTGCGCGGCGCCCGCAACCGGGCCGCCGTTGTGCGCCTATTTGCCGCCGGCCACGTCAGCCATTGGCACCGGCTGGACGCGCCTAGCCCGGGTTGCATTGTCCTGGCGCCCGTCGTGCGCCCGGCCCATGTCGGGATTTACTGGCGCGGCGGCGTTTTGCACGCGGCCGACGGCGCGGGGGTTGTCTGGCACCCCTTGGCGCGCTTTGCCATTGCCCACCCGGCGCACCAATATGGGCTTTACACGGGGGGCCGGGCCCGTGCTTGAACCCGGCGCCGACACCGTCACGATTGCGCTGTTGCCCAACCCGCTGGACATGGCCAACCGCACGGTTTGGGCGGCGCGGCCCGGCGCCCCGTTTATCGACTGGCTGCAATGCCATTACCCCGACGGCTTTGGCGCCGGGATAACCCTGGCGCGCAACGGCCACGTCGTGCCGATTGCCGACGCCGACTTTATCACCGCGCCCGGCGACGTCGTGACAATCATTGTTCACCCCGGGCACCCGGGCCTGGGCGCGCTAATCCTAAAGGCGGTGATAACCGCCGCGATTAGCGCGGCGGCGTCGCTAGTCTTCAACCTGATTTTCAGCAAACCGCGCGCCCCGTCGTCGCAACAATTGCCGCAACCGGACCCGATTTACAGCATAACCGGCGCGCAAAATGCCGCGCGGGTTGGCGACCCCGTGCCGGCGCTTTACGGGCATATGTTGACAACCCCCGATTTTGCCGCCCAGCCCTACACGTATTTTGACGCCAACAACCAATACATTGCCCAAATCCTGGTAATTGGCTGGGGCGAGTATGACTTAAACGACGTGCGGGTTGGCGACACGCCGGTTAGCGCCTTGCAAAGCGACGCGCTAACCTATTGGCACATGGGGCCGGGCGACCACGCGCAAACAATGGGCCGGATCGAAGCGGCAACCGGCGTTATGGAAAACGTTGTGACGTCGCCGGAAGTTAGCAGCCAGGAATTTAGCCAGGCCCCGCCCGTCAGCGGCAACGTTTTTGAAGCTAGCCAACTTGTCGCCACCTTTGTTGCGCCAAACCGGATAGACAACGTTGTCATTGGCCCGCTTAATAATGTGACAGGGTATGATTGGTTGCAAGTCAGCGGCACGGACTTAAACGACCGCACCTATAGCGTTGCCGGCTATAGCCCCGGCCAGGACGGCAACACGTGGACCGTAATTGTCAACGAAAACACAATTGTTGCCGAGAATTTTGAAGGCGGCACCCGCACCTTCATTATGCGCTGGTTTAACAGTACCGACACCGCCAACCTGGCCGGCCCGTTTATTACGGCCAAGCCCGGCGCGGTTGGCGACCGCATTATGTGCGACTTTGTCTTCCCCCAGGGCCTTTACGACGTCAACCAATCGACGGGGGCCATGACGTACATGTCCGCGACGTTTGAGATCCAATACCAACCCGTCGACGACGCCGGCAACCCGCTGGCCGGCTGGACGGCCTACCCCGTCAGCTTGTCGCGCGCGACAACAACCCCCGTGCGCGTAACCTATACAATCAACGTGCCGGCGGCCCGCTATCGCGTGCAAGTGCTGCAAACGTCGCCGCCGCCGCCCAGCGGCGGGGCCCAGGCCAATTTTAACTGGACGGCGTTAAAAATGCGGCTGCAAAACGTGCCCGGCCCGGTTTATGGCCAAACCACGTTGCTGGTTGTCCGCGTGCGCGCCACCAACGGCATAAGCGCCCAGGCCAGTTCGCGCATAACCGCCGACGTTACCCGCCGCTTGCCGGCGCTGGGCGTGGGCGCCTTGCGCGCGACGCGCGACCCGGCCGACGCGTTTGTCGATATTTACACCAACCCGCTTTACGGCGCGCAACGGCCCCTTAGCGAAGTCGACACGGCGGAACTGGCGCGGTTGCAAGCGCATTGGGCCGGCCGGGCATTTTTTGACGGCGGTTTTGCGCAAAAATCGACGATTTGGGAGGCCCTGGGGATTGTCATGCAAACGGCCGGCGCGGCGCCGTTGCCGCTGGGCCAGCTTATGTCAGCGGCGCAAGACGGCGTTAAGGCCTTGCGCACCCAGCTTTACAGCGACGCCAACATGGACAAAGGCACGCTGACAATCGGCTATAGTTTTGACAAACCCGGCGATTACGACGGCGTGCGCGTCGAGTATCGCGACCCGGCGACGTGGAACCCGTTATATGTGCAGTGGCCGGACGCGGCGGTGGACCCCGACGCGGTGCAATTGTTTGGCTGCGCCGACGCCGGCCAGGCCTTGGGCTTTGCCCGCTTGCTTTGGCAAAAACGCCAGGGCCAGCGCAAAAGCGCAACCTTTGATACCGATTTGGAGGGGCTGTTGCCGCGCCTGGGCGACCGCGTTGCGATTGCCGTGCAATTGCCCCGCTGGGGCGTCGCTGGCGTCGTTAGCAGCGTCGACGGGCTAACCCTACGCCTGGACGCCCCGGTTGACTGGACGGCCCCGGAGGGCGGTTATTTTGCCGTTTTGCGCAACGAGTGGGGCGCACCTAGCCAGCCAATCGCGATAAGCCCCAGCGGGCGCACGCCGTTTGAAATCGTCCTGGCCGCCGCCCCGCCATTTGCGCTCTATGGCACGGGCGGGCAGGAACCCACGCATTACGCGGTGGGCACGGCAATCCAACAAGTTGCGGATTTTACCGTGGCCAATATCGCGCACAAGGGCGGCGCGGCGGTGACTATCGAGGCGCTATCGTACGACCCCAACACGTACGCGGGCACGCTGCCCTGGCTGGTGGAACCGATATGAACGACTTGGCCGTACCGCGCATTTTTGCCCCCTTGGCGCCCAGCCTGGCCCCGGCGCTGGTGCCGCCGACGTTTGACGACGATTACAGCGTTTATCCGGCGGATTTCCCCATACCCGACCGCAGCCCTTATACCTACGGCGTGGACATGGGGGTTGTGCGCAGCCAGTTTGCCGCCGGCAACGCGCGCCAGCGGCGGGTTTATACAATCATGCCGCACATGCTGGCCCTGTCGTTCCATATGCGCATGGAAGACCTGTTTGTCTGGCAAAGCTGGGTGAACGCCTTTGCTTATACGTGGATACACTGCCCGGTTGCCACCATGTACGCGGGCGAACCCCCGGGGGCCGAAATCCGTTACGAAACCTTACGGTTTGCCGGCGATTTGGCGATAACGTGCGACGGTTGGGACTTGTACGCCGTCACGGTGCCGGCCGAACTATCCAACGACGCGCACACCACGGCCCCGCCTGTCGCGCTGGGCGGCTGGCTGGTTGGCGGCCGGCCGGCGGCGCCGTCGTCCGATTGGTGGATTGGCGGCACGCCCGCCGCACCCGCGCCGCTATGGGTTGAGGCGGGCACGCCTGGCGCCCCGTCCAGTTTGTAAGGAGCCTTAGATATGGCCAACACCCTTGCCCGCATGCGCCAGATTGTCGGCCTAAGTGCCGATTGGGCGGCCAACAACCTAACCCTGGGCGACGGCGAGATTGCCTTGGAACGCTTGCCCGACGGCACGGTAAAGGCGCGCATAGGCGACGGCGTCACCCCGTTTGAAACCTGCCCGTACCTGGGCGGGGCTTTGGATTTGGCCTTTGCCGACGGCCGGTACGTTAACGAGGCCGAGACGTTTACGGCTGGCGGCGCGGCGGCGGCCAACAAATGGCCCCGGCTAAACGCGGGCGGCATGCTGGACCCCAGCTTAGTCAATCTGCCCGCTGCATTGCATTACAAGGGCGCCACCGACGCCCTGGGCACGCCGCCGACGGGCGCCGTTGCCGGCGATCTCTACATCGTGCTCTATGCGGGCACGGTCGATGCCAGCTGGGGTTCGCCAGCGGCTGGCACGGCCTGCAAGCCCGGCGACTGGCTGGTCAAGAACAACGCCGGGCAATGGCAGCTGATTCCGATCCAGACGGCGGGCACCGTCACCGAAGCGCCGACCGATGGCAGCTATTACGCGCGGCAGAACTCTGGCTGGTCCGCTGTGAACACGGCGTTTGTCCAAAAGGCCGGCGATCAGATGACCGGCGCGCTCGGCATCGGCGTGGCGCCGATCGGCACGCGATCCTCGCTCGAAACCACCGGCGATATCGCCTTGCGCGGTGATCCGAGCAATCCTAGCAATCATATCGGTTTTAACGCGACCGCTGTCGGCAGCGGCTGGCAGGCTCAACAGGCGACATTTGCGGCGGTGATCCGCTTTGAAAATTCTAGCGGAAACCTTCAGTTTTTTACAACGCCGACTGCCGCCGTCAGCGCGGGCGGCGCGGTTACTCCGATTTATGCCGGCGGTTTTGACATTCATGGCGGTTTCAACGTCGGCACTGTCGGCGGCGATTATGGCGTCAACTGGGTCGGCGTTTTGCGCCGCGATCAGGACGCCATCACCATGCTCGGTGTCATCAACGGCGACACCACGGCAAGTGCCCAAGCGACCGTGCGCATGATTACCGGCACCGGCAATTCCTTCTGGAGCCTCACCGTCGCCGACAATGCCGCCGCCCCCTTCGCCGAGATGGATTTCGGCAGCGCGGTCCATTCCTGGCGCATTAATTTTGGCGGCACCGAAGTCGGGCGCCTGCTGCCGGATGGCACGCTCGGGATTAAATGTGTGCCTGTCGCCGCCACCAATGCACCTTTGCAAGTCTATGGGGATATTGGCTTGGTAAACGGCAGCTGCAACATCGGGTTTAATGCTTACTATCAAGGCGGCTGGCACACCTTCAACGCCGGAGCGCCGCTGATCGCGGCGTGGCAGGGCGCAAGCAACTTTCTTTCATTTTATGGCCAGCAGACCGCGAACAGCGGCCCCGGACCCACGCCTAACATTTACGAGTTCATGCGGCTGGTGCCCAACGTGCTCGGCGGCAATCCGCAATTGCGACTCTTGGGTGCGGGCGTCGATCCGACCCGCACCTACCCGGCTCTCCTGCAAGTGAGTTTTGACTCGAACTCCGGCGTTGACGGCATAGCCTGCCTAACGCCGCGCGTTGGCGGCACCGCGATTGTGTTCCAGACATCGTGGACCACGGTGGCGGGTTCGATTGTGCCCAACGGCAGCACCACCAGCTACGGCACCAGCTCCGACGCGCGCCTGAAAACCAACATTGCCGACGCGCCCGACGCTGGCGCGATTATTGACGCAATCCGCGTCCGGCAATTCAACTGGCGCGGCGACGGCGCGCACGTCGCTTACGGCATGATTGCGCAGGAACTGGCCAATCATTGCCCCGACGCGGTGATGCCGCCCAACCCGCGCAAGGACGCCGACGACGCCCTCGGCAATCCGTGGATGACCGACAACGCCAAGCTGGTGCCGCTGCTAATCCGCGAAATCCAAGCGTTGCGCGCGCGCGTGGCGGCGCTGGAAACCAAGGGAGGCCAGCCATGATTATCACGCTAATTATCGTTGTGCTGGTGCTGCTGCTGCTGCTGTATCTGGTGCAGCTGGCGCCGCTGGACCCGGCGTCTATGCGGATTTTCCAAATCGGGCTGGTGATTATCGCGCTGTTGTGGCTGGCGTCCGATTTGGGCTTGGCGCGGTTTTGACAGCGTTAGGACAGTCGGACGGTTGCACGGTGCGGCGTGCAATTGCGGCGACGGCTTGATAATGTTGCGCGCAATATAACGTGGCCATGACGCCGCGCCCCGTCCTATGTTAACCGCGTATGATTGAAACCCTGCTATCGCCCAAGGAAGTGGCCAAGCGCATAGGCGTCGCGCGTTCGACGCTGGACCGCTGGACGGCCAACGGTAAGTTCCCCCCCGCAATCGCAATCGGGCCTGGCCGGCTGGCCTACCGCGTTATCGACGTCGACGCCTGGTTGGCCGGCCGGCGCCGCAACGGCGGTTACAATGGCTAAGGCGCTGGCTGGCCGGTTTGCCCAGGCCCCGGCGCAAATCCGCGCGCTGCCCCGCGACGCGCGCGGCTATCCTATCCCGGCCTTTGTCGGCACGCTAAACGGCCAGCGCGATTTTAGGGTGATCCACCGCGACACGGTTGCCCATTGCGTGCGCGAGCGGCTTTGTTGGATTTGCGGGCGCGGCCTGGGCCGGCTGTTGGCATTTGTTATTGGCCCCATGTGCGGCGTTAACCGCATATCGTCCGAACCCCCCAGCCACGTGGATTGCGCGCGGTTTGCCGCGCAAAATTGCCCGTTTTTAACCACGCCCGCCGCCCAGCGCGACACGCGCGGGCTGGACGCCGCCGCCAGTTTAACCCCGGGCATAGCTTTGGCGCGCAACCCTGGCGTCACCCTGGTTTGGATTTGCAAGCGGTTTACGCAAACCCGCGACGGCTTGTTTGCGCTGGGGCCGCCGCACGCCGTGCAATGGTACGCGCACGGCCGGACGGCGACGCGGGCGGAAATTTTGGCGTCAATCGACACCGGCTTGCCCGCGCTGCAAACCCTGGCGGCGGCCCAGGGCGACGACGCTTTGGCCCAATTGCACGCTATGCTGGGCGCTTGTCTGGCCCTGGTGCCGGCGGCATGACTAGGCGCGGGCGCCTATCCATGTTTAGGCCAGGCCCACCGCGTGCCCGCCTGGGCACGGCCAACGTGCTATTGTCGGGCGCCGGCCGCGATAGGGGCTTGCGCCTGGCCAAAATCCGCGCGGTTGTCGCGCGCCGCAGCGGCGGCTGGTGCGAGTGCGACGAGTGCCGGATTACGGGCGATAGGTTGCCGGCGGACGAGTTTGACCATGTCGTGCCGCTTTGGGAGGGCGGCGCGGATACGATTGACAATTTCCAACACCTCAACGCAACTTGCCACGCCAAAAAAACAGCGCGGGAAAACCGGCGACGACTTGGCCTTGACGTCTAACACGTAAGGAAGCGGGACTATGGACATGCAAGCGACTATCGCGCGGCGGATATTTGCGCCGGACAAGAAACTGGAAATGGGCAAATTTGCCCACGAAAGCACATTGGGCCGCCAGGCGTGCGCGCGCCACCTGGGCGTCACGCCTAGCCAGCTGGATTACTATGTGCGCGCCTATCGCTTTGCCAACGGCTTGTTGCAACCGCGCAATCCCCCGCTAACCAGCGACATAAAAGCCCTGGCGATATTGGCCAAACTGGACGGCACGCCCGCCAAACGCGGGCCCTATAAAACGGCCAAATCCGCACCGACGCCCACGCCGACGCCAACCCAGGCGCAATTGGTGCCCGTCGACAACCAAGCCGGCGCCCTGGCCAATTTGCGCGCCGCCAACGCCGCGCTGCAAGCGGATTTGGACCGCGCGCTGGACGAAGTCCTGACGCTGCAAAAGTTGCTTATGGTTGTCGGGCGCACGTTGTGACTAAAAAGCGCCCCAAAGTCCGGCTATGGTCGCCGCAACGGCCCGCGCGCCCCGACGTCGACCCGATATACACGCAAATCAAACGGCTGATGGACCGGGACAAGGCCAGCATATGGGACAAGGCCGATGGCAGCGGCTTATCAACGACGACGCTATACAACTGGCGCAAAGGCAAAACCAAGCGCCCGTCCGGCGTATCGTTACAGATGGCCGCCAGCTATTTGGGCAAGCGGATACGGTTGGACTAGGGACTATGCGGTGGGCGATTACGACGCGGTGACATGGCTGGCCATTGGCGTAAATGCCGGCGTCGCGGGGATTGCCCTGGCTGTCGCGGGGCGCTTTATGGGCGACTATTGGCGCACCCGCGACAGTGACGAATTGCGGAGCATGCTGCTGGCCTTGGCCTTGGCCGTATCGGGCACGGTTGGCGTGGCCTTGGCCAGCGGCGCGCCCCGCTAACGCAACGGCGCGGCCAGGCGCACGGCTTACCCCTTGTCGTGCGTCGCAAGCCACGCCGCACGGGCTGCCGCGCCGCATGTTGGCAGCCCTGGGCGTGGGGCTGACGGGTTGGCAGCGTCCACCCGTCGCCCCACGTCGCCCACGCCCGCCTAAGCCGTGCTGGGCCCGCCGCGCGCCTTGGTGGCATGACGATAGCGCCACGCCCAGGCCAGCCCCAGCGGCCGGCGCTGGGCCGCCTGGGGGCTGGCCGGGCGCGGGGGGGGCGGGACAAAATCAAACGGGGGGCCGGTCGGATAC